GTCGCAGCCGTCTGAAGCTCCATCTGTTTACCAAACAACTCAGGATTTGACAAAATACGTTCAGTAGCACTAGGCATTGCAGCAATGCTGCGTTGATTTTGCATGTTTGCCCTTGCAATATTTTCACTGCTTTTAATACTTGCAATACCCATATTTTCACGCGAAGCAAGTTGCGCATTTGCGTCTTCACGGGCACGTTGTGTGGCAATAGCGGCTCTAACGTCTTCACGTTTAAAACCATAGGCTTCTTTAGCACCTTGAAACATGAGTTCTTTAGCAGCAACAAACGTATTTTCATAATCGCGCAGGTATGAACGACGTTCTTTAGCAGTCATCATATCTTCGTTGCGACGGAACTCTTCAATACGCGATCTGGCTTCTTCCATCTTATCTTTGGCGGCTTCAATTTTTGCTTGACCTTCAGCATAAGCTTTTACACCTACCTGCGCACCTTTGCCAATATTTACAAAAGCATTGGGGCTGTCACCTGACATCATGGCCAAACCTGCCTCAAGCAAAGACATGTTTAGGTTGCGGTCTTCCATTGTATTAACACGAGCTTCTTTTTTATCCAACGCTTTAAGACGATCTTCAAACGCAGGCTTTCTATTTTGAACTTCTTGCTCAAACAAACTAACTTGCCGCGCTGCGGCCTGCGTTCTGGCGTCATTAAGCTCTTGTCGCTCTTTGGCAACCGGATCAACAATGTCTTTCGGCATTGCGTTGTCGTACAACCTCATAGTGTCTGCAACATCTGCTTTTGGTAGCGTAGTACGTTCAAATTTAGTAGCCGCAATTGCAGGCAAGCCCGGCTCAACTGCGGGTTTAGGCAATGCTGGAGGGGTGTCAGTACTTTGCTCTGGATACATTGAACGACGTGTTGCCGTTGCTGGATCATAAGGGTTGATTGCAGCAGCAGGTGCTGCTGTTACTGTTGCTGGGGGCGCGGCAGAGGTTGCCGCAGCAGGCGTGTAGTTTGGGTTACGAACAAGGTTTTCTAAATAATCTATTTCCTCTTTTGTGCGGTCATATATTTCTTTTTGCTGAGGTGTTTGCTGCTTCAAACCAAAAATACCGCCTTGTTCGCTAAGCTCCGCTCTCTTTCGTATAAGCGTCTGTTGCAAAGCTGCACGTTGTTTTTGTTCGGGTGTTTGTGTTTGTGTAGTTAAATCAGAAAAAAACCTTCCAACAGGAGATGTGGTGCTGCCTCCCGCATCAAACGCAACAATACCGCCGTCTGCAAAATCCATATTGCCTGATGGAAGCGTAGCAATCCCCTGATCTTCGGGCAACATGTAACCGCCGTTGGCCATGCCTTGAGGCGGCATCTGGCCTTGTGCCATTTGTTGAGGAGGCACACCTTGACCCTGTGGGGGCATGGGTTGTTGAGGCTGTTGTGGGGGTTGCCCAATGCCTTGCAGAATCTGTTGCGCAACGGGGGGTTGCGCTTGTTGGCCTGACATCAGCGCCATAGCTTCTTGACCGTGTTGCTTCTTGTATTTGTCCGCTTCAGCGACAAGACCGAGCTTGATGGCATCGTCTTGGTTGGCCGTTGCAAATGCTTGCAACTGCTGCGAATTCATCTTCATTAACTGGACGCGCAAAGCGTCGATACTGCCAGAGCTAATGCCTGCTGGTGTTTCCCGTTGTGTAGACGTGTACATACTTACCCCTTATCCGATGCGGGAGATAATTATTGCTGACAGACCCGCAGGCTTGCGGTCGGCTTTTACCAAACCACCCTTGGCGTAGCTTTTGACTGTCCCGCCTTCGGCTTGACCGGGGGTTTTTGGTTGCCCAAACGCTTGGTTATACAAACCATAAGCACCTAAACCTGCCGTAGCCAACCCACCAAGCTGAGATATGTAGGACGGGTTTGGCGTAAACAGTGTTGAAGACTGCTGCGTCATGGGTGCGCCACGAATAGCGTCCGACATGGCTCCCAACTGCTGGTATGGATAGCGTTGCTTATTTAAAAAGTCTTCATACGCCGCTTGTTTTTTAGCTTGGTCTGTTTGCTGTTGTAAGCCGCCAAGTTGTTGTTGTATACCAATATTGCCAACTGTTTGGTTATACAAGTTTTGACCCTGCGCACCAAGATTGTTGTACGCCTGCATACCCGTTTGCAGACCTTGAAGACGAAACCCAGCGCCGTATTGCTTTGATTGCTCGCCCAACTGTTGCATTTGTTGTTGCGCTTGTTGGTTTGCTAGTTGTGCTTGCAAATTTTGACCTGAGCCAAGCTGTTGTACACCAAGGTTAGCCGCAAGGTTTTGCTGTCCTACGTTGTAGCCTGATTGTTGATTAGCCAAGGCTGCTTGCATTGCCTGTTGCGCGTTCAGGCCTTGTGTCTGTAACTGCGCCGCTTGGTTTTGTACCGCTGCCTGCTGCTGGTTGTTTAAGTTGGCAAGGGCAGTTTGCAGCCCTGTTTGCGTGCCAAGCTGTTGTACACCGAGGTTTGCTGCTAAGTTTTGACCGCCAACCGTAAGCCCTGCCTGTTGGTTGGCTTGTTGTGCTTGTAAACGCGCTTGTTGTTCCGCGTTAAATTGACTCTGCGCTTGCTGGTACGCCGCTTGGGAACCCTGAGCTTGAATGTCGCCCATCTGTTGACTAAGATTGCGCTCACGCTCTGCACGCATGATTGCATCACGACTACCACCAAAAGCACCCGCTTGAGCAGCTTGAGCCTGTTGCTGTGTACCTTGAATACCAGACTGGCGTTGTGCTTCACGCTTTTGGATATCCACCACGTTCTGCATATACGGGGACATATACGCTTCGGCTGAACCGGGCTGGGCAAAACTCTGTGTATTTACGCGTTCGGCAGGCCCCATTTGAAAGTTTTGCAGGTTGGGGTTGTAGCCAGTTTGCTGCCCCTGCATTGTTGGGGCGTTATAAGTTTGTGCCTGCACATCCTGCGGCCCTTGCATCTGGTAGTTCTGTAGATTTGGAGCCGCAGCACTTTGATAATTAAAAGAAGACGGAAGGTAGTTTAAAAGTTTAGTATCAAAAGCAAGCGACGCTAAACCACTAGCGGCATCAGCGGAGTAAACATTTTGATCTAAACCACTAGCCCTACTAATAGCCGTATTTTGTAAACCTTGTAAACCAGCTACACGATCTCCTGCATATGCTTCGTATGGTTGCGCTGTGAGCGCTTTATATTTGCCCAACAAGTCCTTGCCATATGGCGCTATATCAGCGGCAAAGCCTGTTTGGTATTCTGTTGTAGTGGTTGCCATGAGTGTTCCTTATGCGGGAAGATGTTTTTCAGCACGGCTATTTTTAGCCACTGCGTTTTTACCGGTGGTTTTGCCGCGAGCTTTTTGAATCCTGTCCATCATGGCGTACAGCTTGCGTGCGCCAGCTTCAGAAGAACCGTTACCAAGTTCGGAAACAATCCGAGCAGGGACTACAAACTCACCATCAGCAAGGCGTGCGGGTTGTTTGCCGCCAATCATTGCGGGGATAGAGTCAGATACACCATCTCCGGGGCCTCTAAGCATACGTCCGCCATCAGAGTAACTGCCCAAGTCAGAGATGCCGCCAGAACCCATACCCATAATACCGCCGTCAGCGGCTCTTGTGTATTCCCCACTTACAGGGTCGTAGGTGAATTTACGTATGTCGTTAGGGTCGTATTTAACTCTGCGGGTTCCGGCTGATGTAAACGCCTGTGTTTTAGGGTCGTAAGTAAAGTCGCGAATGTCCCCGATCTTGGCTTCTTCGGCTTTGGCCAATAGTGCGTTTTGTTGCTCCGTTTGACTGTCTTTTGCTTTTTTAGCTTGTTCTTCCACATAAGGCATTGCTAAAGCCGCATAAGGCATATAACCTGTTTTATCTATCAACGCTGACGGAGCGCCGGGTGTTGTAACAAGCTCTTTAGTGCCTTGAACAAATTGAGAATTAAGGGCTTTATCGTACATGTTTTGAGCGCCTTGTACGACTTCTGAATTGGCAGCTTTAGCGTATATGTCTTGAAGACCTTGTCTAGCGTAGTCCATATTAATCCCGCTGTTATTAAACAGTGTGTTGCCTGTTGCTAAATTGGGTGGAGGTGCAATTGTAGGTGAGGGTGTAATTGTAGGTGGTGTTGCTCCTTGCAGATTAGCAATACTACTTGTCTCAGCAGCGCCTATTGGCGGAGCGCTTGTTGGCGCAGCGGCGTTTGAAAAAGAATAGTTACTGCCCATACCACTAGAAGCGCCGCCAGCACCCGCAGATGACCCTTGTGACAAACTTGCAATACCGCCAGCAATATTTGCGCCACTACCGGCGGATAGGCCTGCACGAAGCCCTGACTTTAAACTGCCGTTAGCAATGCCGTATGTTGCGCCAACGGTAAGTCCTGCACCCATAGCACTCAAGTCGTATCCAGCAGGGCCAAGCGCAGCGCCCAATATAAGCGGGGCATAGGGGCCGAGATCGTCAAGTTTGTTTGCTACAGAACCCCTAAAATCATCAACTGCGCCAACAACACCTCCGCCAACATCGTTGCTATATGAAAATGGATTAAGTTTAGCGGCTTGTTGATAGAATTTTTTAAACTCAGGCAGTCCCGTTTTAGGATTTATCGTGCCTGAGCCGCCGCGAGCTTTAAGCAAAGCAGCTTCTTCTGGGTTGATGTGCGCCAGCATGGTATCGCCACCGCGTCCTTGGGCAGCTAATTTCTGGGCGAGTTGGTGCAAACTCATGGCTTTACCTCATAAAACGGGGTGGTTGATCGTATCATGTTTAGCCAATTTTCCAATTGGTTCCGTCGGAGTACACAGGCACTTTGTTGGCCCCGCCCCCTGCTACGGTGGATGCAAATGTTGTTGCGTTAGCGTCTGAAACAAACGCCCTAGCTCCCGTTCCGGAAGTTGTTGCGCTAGGTAATGTTGCAACTGTGTAAACAGTCAAAGCGGGAATAATCCCACTAGCAGTACTAAGTTGTCCCAAGATATTATCAAGTTGGTTGAAATACAACCTTAATACGTTGTTTAACTGGTTGATGTAGTTAAGGTCATAGTCAGGCGTAGCCGCAGGTAGGCGCGGAGAAACCACCCTGTTGAGTTCAAATTCTGAAGTGACAATGTAGCTCATCGTCTGCCGTCCTGACGCAAATCAATTCTAGGAGCGCCAAGCTGCCATTGCACACCTAAAGTATTTGATGTGATTTTCATCTGCATCTGACGACCGCGTATGCGGATATACAACTGTCCTGTGAACTCGTCTACGTTGATTACCGACGGTGTTGTGCCTGCATAGGTTACGGCTGCATTACCTGTCTGGGTAATACCTGAACCTGAGTTGTTCAGTCCTTGCAAGTACATCGTCACACTAGGCGTAGTACCGCCGGTAGAGCCACGGAACGTCATGTCAGGAATCATGCGGTAGACAAACGCAAAATTGTGTCCGTCTCCAATATCAAACTGCGCGGAGGTAATAGATGCCTCAATAGGCAAGGCGGTACCCGTTTCGTTATCGTCCACACCAGATTCTTGGTTGACAATGTTGTAGGTGTAGGTAGCAGCCATTGGAAAGTTGCGCAAACCAGCATCTAGCCAAGCTGTACGGGCCATACTGCCGTAGTACCAAATGTCTTCTGTGTAATTGTAGATGGCATACCTGTCAATGGTGTTTGAAGTAGACGAGCAGTAAAACCACCATATTTCGTTGAAGCCTTCATTTGTACCGGCAACTACTTGCTCGTACTGGAGCGGGTTAATGTCGCTGTAAATGTGCCGAAGCAGGTCGCAACGTAGCGTTTGAATTCGTCCGTCGTATTTGTAAAACTTGTCTATGCCCATCCAGTAGGTAACGCCAGAGCCAATAACGGCTGCGTTTGGCCCCGCAATAGATATATTATCCGCAAGTAGCTGCGTTCCCCACACATACGGAGGGCCAAGGTACTGCAAGGAGTATACCGCTTTGTCAGTAAAAACTAAAATCTCTTGACGGCTTTGCAACGCAGTGACAATCGCGGAGCCTTGAGACAAGATAACGCTGCCTGCTTGATTGGTAATGGCAGGTGTCCACATAGTCGGGTCTTCTTGATCTGACCAGCGAACCAACATCGGGTTTACCACAGAAGAACCGACGTCATTGGTTCCAAAACAAATAACAAAACGGCTTGCGTCTGAGACAAGGAAGAAATTTTGACTTAGTGGGACATCACTTGCGGATGGTAAAACTGACAACAAAACACCTCTTGGGGATATCTTGTGCGTGCCGGACTGACTGCCCGAGGTGATGATGAGCGCTCCCGTGGGGGTTAAGGACAAATTAAACGTGGTTGCTGATACAAACCGGGTGTAATAGATTGTGCCTACCAACAGACCTGTGGGCAGCGCGCCAGAAGTTTCAAAAACAATTGGGGTCAGATTAGGCAGATTCAGCGTGGTAGTAACAACGCAAGGGTTAGCAATCGTCATGGTGACAGTAGGTGCTAGGTAACCAATGGTGGCATCCCAATAGTACAGAGGCCCGCCCCTTGGCCCGTATAGTAGGTCTTCACCAAAGTTAAATTGGTTCCAAATCCTCATTGCCTCAGCAGAATTTTCGCTATTACCCCAAGTCCCAAAACCCCAACCGCCAGCACCCCATCCAGACAAGGGCACAGCGTAGCTTGGGCCGGGGTTGACTTGGTACACGGCATAGACTGTGCCGCCGCCTGAAGCGGTGGATGTTGCCGCAGATGTAGACGTAATGGTGTAGCTTGTACCGGCTGAGTACGTTATCTTAAACTCTCCTAATATGGTCAGGCCACCCACTGCCGTACTGCCTGTAAACGTCACAAAACCATTGTCAATGTAGCCGCCAGCAGCGTCCGTGACTGTGACCGTGGTAGAGCCGTTAACTGTGGCAAACGGGTTGGTTAATGTGTGGACGGTCTGCGTAGGTGTGATGTCATTGTATACACCACCGTTCTCAATATAAAACTTGAGATTTGTACCAACACCCAGTAAATTTAAAAAACCCAGCGTTATCCAATTCCATAAAGACCGGCATACGCCTACAAAAGTGTTTTCGGAAATACGCTGCCATCCACCTATTTTCTCAGGCGTACCTTGGCGAAACCGCACTTTGTCGGACTCGTAGTAACCCCCCTCATTGGTGTAACGAGTGTTTTCCCTGTTTACACCGGGCTTGAGGAGTATTTTACTTAAGGGCATGATTAGGCTACAAGACCGGGAACGTATTGGGTTTTACCAGCGACTTTCATGGCGGTCAACTCCTGCTTCTTCAGGTTGTTCGGGTCATAAGACACATGCACCCAGCCACTATCAGGTATACCGGGGGTGTAAAACTCAAGGATGAGTTGTGTGTATTCTAAGTTATCCATGATCCATTGGGCAAGCTCTGCGTTTGGCACTCCGGGTATCTCAATATCGGCTGCTTGGCCCTTGACGTGGTCTGAGGTGCGAGATCCTCCGACTGCTGCATTACTTTCCGCACTGCGGAACCCAGAATTCACCTTAACGCCTTTGGCAAAGTGGTCACGTACGGGCTGTAGAACCTTTTCAGCCAGCAGGCGCAAGGCTTCAATCTCTGCTGGGCCGGGAACATTGTCAAAGCCCATACGCAGGGCAGTTTCTGATTTGATTAGCTCATGCAGAGAAAAGTTAGCGGTCAAGTTCATTTAAAACTCCTCATTTGGTTATATTGGTCGATGCAGGCGTTGAGACTGCGGATGGCTTGGTCGCCTCGGCTGGTGAGATCGACAAGAGCTTGAGCAACTCCTGAGTCAAGCTCGGCTCTAGTTTCTGTATTTCCAACGGCAGCGGGGGAATCTGCGGCGGCTGATACGGAGCAGTCGGGGGCTTTGACAGGAATGAACAGCTTGCGCTCACCAGAGGCAATATCAGTACGCAGCTTATCTTCTTTAGCTTTTGCAACATTGTTGGCTTTCCTTAGTGTTTGTGCATATGTTTGGGCAACTTCACCCATGCGCTGCTCTGTTTCCCGTGCCTTAGCATTTAAGGCGGCTATCTCAATCTGCTGGCGCTCGTACTCGTCTTGTTCACCCTTGTAGTACCCGCTTCCAAAACTACCAAGTAAGGCAAGAAGCACGCCCAGAATTACCCAAGGATTAAAGAGGCTTATCATCGTCGGCTTTCATCAGGGCCTCAGTCTTGTCTTTGCTTGACTTGCTTGACCCGTAGAAGAACGAAATGATGGTAGCCACCGCTGTACCCAGCAAGAAGCCCAGAATAATGTTGGCAAAGTCTCTACCGCCCTCTGGCAGCAAAATAAAGGTTACGCAAAAGAAATAGAAGACGGAAGTTGAAGCCCAAAACCACGCATAGTAGTAAATAAAATGCTTGGCTATCTTGTCATTTGGGTCTATCTTGTGTTCCATCTCGTTTTTCCTTTTCAAATTCTCTGCGTAATTTTTCCATCTTCTCAATTTGCGTCTGGGCTTCCTTTTTGGTTTGCAGCACGTCTATATACAACATACCCAATAAGGGTAGGAGCATACCCACAAGCACACAAGCAGCAATCCAGCCCATTATATTTTCCCAATCCTGCTTAAGAGGCCGAGGAGGAGCCACAGGTACAGGAGGAAAAGAAAAGTCGCTAGTAGGTACGCTTGCTTTTCGCTTGTAAGGCGCTCCTTTTCCTTGCGTTGCCATGAGTCGTCATCCCGTTTCTTCCTTGCTTTATCCTGCTCTGCCTTGATTACATCCCGCATTTCAAAGACCTTGCTATACAAAGCCCCCATCTCTTTAGGAGCGCCGTACACCATCGCCTCTCTTATCTCTACTTCCAACGCTGCCATCTGGTCTTGAGCCATTACCCGCTTCAGGGCGGCTTCCATCAGGTTAGCGTCAGGGTCGTAGACGGTCTTGCTTTTTTCTTCTTCTTCCCTTATATGGTCGGCAAGTTGCTCTTGCAACTTAAAGAATTGTGAAAGCTGAACAACGATGTCCGCCATGACTTGGGTTTCGTCAACGGCAACGTAGGCTTCCTTCTTTTTCGCCACAGGCTT